CTCCGAGCCCAAATCCTGCATTTCATAGGATCGGGGGGTCTTCGCTGCCTTACGTGCCATGTGGCTGCCTTTCGTCAGATGGGGGTATTCCCAGCTCCCGTATAGTATAGCTCCCGGTGTGGAAATGTCAAGGCCCAATCTCAAAAAAGATGTTGTATATAATTATATTTAAATTCAACACGTTTGTTCAAAACCAATAAAAGATATTTAAATATAAATTTAAAACAATTTTGACGATTTTATTTATATCTGAATCTGTCAACATTTCGTGATATGGAATGCTGAGTGTTCTCTTTGTGATGATATACCGGATGCGTGTGTGTTGCGGCGTAATGTATACCAGAGGATATACCAGAAGTCTTTAAATCACCCATTAAAATATCGCGATCTTCCACACATATCCTATGCAGACCACGCAATACTACTGTTGCCTGAAAACTATTCATATACATCTCTACTTCACCAATATCATCTAGATATATCTTCTTAATATCTGGATTTATAAACATCAGACTATCTCCTCAACAAAAGATAAGTATTCTTTGGTGATATTTTCGGTAGATGTTCTATTTTTAACTTCTCGCATCATATCCAATGCATCATACCAAACTTTAGTTTTGTAAGTTGACTTAACATATTCAATCATATCCATACATGTTCGATCAGGATCGTCTAAAAATTTATCGGTTTCTGTATCTATTGAATATGGATAACTTTCATCAATTAAAAATCTAACTGGAGGATCTAATGATGTTATTATATTGGCTCCCGATCCAGCAGCAGTAACCAACTTAGTCGCGGATTTCGCAATCCAAAAATTAGATACGTTAGCAATTTTTGGGCACCTAACTGCATAATGACAACTGTATTTTGATGGATTTTCATCTGACAATACATGAGATATAACATCTGGATTGAAAGCAGATTCCAAAACAATTTTGTGCCTATCTTCAAAATTATATACAGGATTATTGATAGAAAAATCCTTTAAGGCATAGTGGATTGGCTTGAAATACCCACGATAATAATCAGAACATTGAATCAATCCTAAATCGCCCTGAGATGGACCAGCAAGATCTTGACCCCCACCAAAAAACAGTCTAAATTCCTTTTCACGCTCTTCTTTAAACATATCCGAATTTATAAAATAATCATAATTGTGCGGTATCACTTTAACGGTAAAAGATTTTCCCAAAGATTCTAATTTACGTTTATATACATCACTGGCAACAATAACACCATCTATATTAATGGAGTTTTCAAAATATGAAATCATTTCGGAAACATTTCCATCGGCCGGAATTAATATAATAGTATTATTATTATCCTTTAATTTATCAATGAGGGAATTATCAGGCAGATTTTTCAAAAAAAATAAAACAGAATCTTTAACCTGATCTATTTTTTCTGAAACGTGAAGGACTGAAGACGAAATCCCCATCGAACGAAGAACTATAAACGGCTCATAAAGCATAATATATGTGCTGCCACCATATCTTCTATAAACATAAACAATATTTTTCATTTTATTTATCCAATCCTATATTATACAAAACAGAGTAATAATTCGGAATATCTGGATCAAAAAACTCCACATCAATACCATCAAAATATTCCATCTTCAAATAATCTTTTCCACCAGAACCACTAATATAAGTTGTGCCTCCAACCGCTCTAACCATATTGGCAAGCAATTCGGACTTAGAACCACCAACAAATAAATTGCTAGAAAATATAAACGGCGTGTTTATTTTCAAATGATTCATAGACCAGCATATACTTTTCATATTTATATCTATAAGACGCGAAAAGTCATAGATTTCTGAAACATCCACCTTCATATTCTGCTGAATCTTAGCAAGAAGTTTTCTTCTCCAAGAAGGATCATTGCTAACAATAACATCCTTAATCAATTTTGATGTAGCTTTCTTCTCCACAGGAACGGTGAACCACTCATCGTCACCAGAAGAATTCAAAAACTTATTACGATTTTGAAAGTTATTCTTTTTGTATTTCACGTCATCTAAAATAATAAAAAGATCACATGCCTGCATTTTTTGAAAAAAACCCATGTAAGGAAAATGTTCCGGCTGATGTATTGCGACTCTCATATAACTTCCTTATATACAACAAACCCCTCTGCATATCTGCAAACACGACTCGTTGCACCATTACTGAGTAGTTTTGATTCAATATACTCCTCCAAAGAAATCTGATACCGCGAAGATCCAAGAATCTGTGATTCATACATGCGAGAAATTTCCATTTTTTGTTTTGCCTGATGTAAACCTAACGCTACAAAAAGATTTGGTTGAAACGTGATAGTCGAAGGTGTTTCATAAAATAATATCTTTGTCTGATACCTACACGCCGACAAGGTTGCTTCAGAAATAGTTCTATGATCTTGATGAGTGTCTTCAGGATAAGGTGTAAATATATAATCATAATTAGCCCGAGAAACCAAACTTTCAATGTGATCTATTATTTCGTTTCGATTCTTATATAATTTTGTATCCTCACCATCAAAAAAAGAAACCTTCGCCCTTTTATTGACCATATGCCAAGAGGAAATCTCTTCTTGTTTGCGAATCTCTTCAGATGGATTTATATTTTTCATAGCAAAACAACAAACGTCCACATTGAAATCGTGTCCATTTTTGATTACAAAACCAGAGCATCCAATAAATGCATCATCAGGATGCGGACCAAGTAGAAGTGCGTTCTTCATAACAAAGTTCCAGACATTAAATAATGATTATCTAGTAAATCAACAACTTTCATATTTTTTCTTTTATAAAACCTCATAGCATTGGTATTTGTTTCATACACCTTTAAATGCAAAACTTGGATATTGTGGAAAGCTAATCTTTTGCAAATCTCTTTCCACATAAAAGAGCCAATACCGGAATTTCTACATGAAACAGACACCATAAACATGTGAAGATGTGCGCCATATTGTTTCATAGACAATACGCTATATGCCACAATTTCTTCCTCATCATTTAAAACACAAAATGACAATTTAAACTTTAAGTCTAGTGGACATAAAAAATTTTCCAATTCCCAAAGGTTCCAAACAACATCTTCCTGACCACACATCTTTAAGTTTTCAAAATTTTCCGTAATAAATTTAGGATCGAGATTTACTACTTTAAATTTTCCGCCCATAATGTAAAACACCTTTGTAGTATGTTATCCATTTTCACTTCAATGGATTCTAAATTAGAAAAATCAACCGCAGTCACTTTCTCTTCTGCCTCCAAAAAAGAACGGTTTATGTCAATAGAAGAATTTTGATCGTACTCAACAGTATATTCAGACCACGCATCAGGAATAATTGCAGTTTTTCCTTCCGGCAATGATTCTGAATATGTTTGTCCGTGCAAACAAATATTAGAACACACCAAGGATTCACCAAAAGTTCTTGCTGGACCAATAACTGGTTGTTCTGAAGATGTTGCGTAGTGATTCATAATTGAAATTTTAGAAAAACTCAAAACGTCACATACAAAATTTGGATCAACAAATCCAGTATATGCGAAGTTAATATCCCTTTCCCTAACAACATTCAAAAATTTATAAAAATAAGATTCGTCCATAATTTTCCCAAAAGACACTAATAAGTAATTTTGAAGCAGTTCTGGGTCTATCGAGGTTAGCCATTCAACTTGACCTTTCCACCAAAAAATAGTTCCAGACATAGCGATAATGTTATATTTTTGAAAATCAAAATCTTCAGTTATTTCCTTTGACCTGTCTTGATATACTCTTCCGCCCGGAGCATAAAAATCAGTGTGTGAAAAATTATAATCTTCCCCAATATTAAAATTTGGAGCAAAGTTATTCGTCTGAAGATTTATTTTATATCCACAATTTTTATATAGATCAGGAAATCTGCTTCTCATTTGATTGAGAGAACTTGACCGAGTAACCACAAAATCATATTCTTTCAAAAAATCATTTTTTGGTTTAGTAATTTTACCATCAAAAACACTAAGTATATAAACCTTACCCCTATTATCTAAATCCACATTTCCCCTGCCATCAATGTAACACATATCAATTGTTGCATTCGGAAAAACCTTTGATGCATACAAAGGAAGCTCTAATCCTTCTAACTCATACATAAGTGTAGAAAAAGAAAAAAATAAAATCCTTAATGGTTCTTTATTTACATATCCAGTATCATGAAATTTTATTTTATGTTGTACTGTTTTAAAATTATATTCCCTATGAAGCCAATGCTGAAGTTTTCCACTATCCGCCGGACATTCGATCTCATCAATCCTATCAGCCCATCTGCTATTCAATAAGGGAATATTGTCAACTAAAGAATGTATACTCTTCATCTTAAATTCTTCGCGCATTGTTCTACTCCAATTCAAAATCAAAAATATCAATCAATTTTTCATAATTTAGCGGAAGGTCAGTATTATCCTTTAAAGGCACAAAAGTATATTGTGTATTCCTATCCACGAACAAATCCATACTTTTAGACAATCTTTCAGCCACTAAACCATGCGGATCGGAAGACTCGGTAATCTCTTTTGTTCGAGAATCTTGACAGTGTGAAAAAGATTTTAGCTTGTTTAAAATAAAATCGGAATCGCCAAAATAACTTAAATGCCAAGCAGACTTTTCTATGATGTTATGACCGGCTGTTGACCATCCAGTTCGTGCGCCCATAGAAGTTCTAATTTCTTGTAAATTTCCATATCTTTTCAAAATTGGTTTTGTAAAAATACGACAACATTTATCTGTATACTTTTTCATCTCTACACAGTTTAAATTATAGTAATATGTTCTTGCCTTTAATACATTTATTTCATCGAGCTTCAATTCACCAAAACAATTTGGATTTGGTATTTCATCCACATCGCCCAGAATTATAAAATCATCGTCTTGAATAGTTAACCTATCCAAACCCCTTGCAATATCATTCCTTTGTTTTTTTTCGTTTGCCCAACCATCAGTATAGTATCCATACTCATCAACCTTGGTATAGTCTATGGGATGCAAATACTCAAAATCATCTACAATAACATGAACAATTTTTGACTCATATTCTTCAAATAAATGCTTGTTTTTGTGATAATATAATTCTTTTTCGTGTCCAGAAAATGTATGCGTGGATTCACACAAAACAAAATAATCCACGTAGGGAGACAAAACACTTAATCTATATTTTAACATGGAAATTTCATTATTAAAAATAAAGCTATCAATAATCATATTAAGTCCACCTCCCATCATTGTTTTTTTCCATTAAAAAATTTTTAGCAGTTTCTTTATCATGACAATGCCAAATACCAAAGTCATCCGGCTTTCTATTATTCCTAGTAGACGGCCCCATTATTGTATATGATATATCATTTTGTAAAAGAATCAACTTTAAAGTCTGTTCTGGAACATTACCATCAAGATGATTATTTATAATATATTCCACATATTCAGGATGCCTATAATATGCAAAATGATTTCCATTCGGAAATTTATTAGGCCTATAAATTGTAAAATCCATAGAAAATCCCCTATCAAAATCGCCGCGCATCGTAAAAACATGATGAACAAAATCATTATCAAAATTACTTACTAAATAATCCTCTATCTTTCTTGAATCGGTCATATAAACATCAGGAAACAAAAACACAACATAATCATAATGACGTAGCAAATCAAACGTATAAGACAGCGACTCTTGAGTGCCAAAAAGATACCCAAACCTATTTGCAAATGTGTTTTTTATATACTCATTACTTTCACACACCAATGATAGCGAATAATCAATAGTATGTCCATTACAAGGAGTATAAACTAATCGTTTGTTCTTATTCGGGAACATTGAAAGATAATTTTCAATCTGAGAAGGAGATATTTCCGTAGAATTAACGTATGCTAATAAATCAAAATCTCTCAAAATAGAATCCTTGGGATACGAATTAAAAAAAGAAGATGATATTTCCCATTCCTCTTTATGTCCATGTGCAACGTAAAGAACCGCCCCCTTCATGTTAAAAACCCCCTCATCTTATTTAAATTCATACTCATATTTATAGGTGTAGTGTTATGAGGCATATCTTCGGTAGGAACAACATCTAACTTTGTCTTCTTGGCTAACTCAAACATACTTTTTAATTCTGTCCCAACATTATAGAGTCCAGATGCATTACCTTCTATAAGACGTATAATTAAATCAGAAATTACAGATACATAATCGAAATTGCCAACCTGATTACTCCATGCTTCATCATATTCAAATGGATCTTTTTTATGCGTCGAACGTATTAACAAATAATTATTGCCTCTCAACTGAACATACCCATCAGCTAACAATTTAGTGTATCCATACCAATTTGCACAATGAACTGGAACATCCATTTCACTTGATTCCTTTTTACTATGAGTATAAAGATAATCTGTAGATATGTGAATTAATTTCTTATCTTCCAAAACACAAAAATCACACAAATCAACAACACCGCCATAATTTACAGACCAATTTGGTTCCCGATTTAAATCATAAGTATTTGTATATGCAATGCAGTTTATTATTTCATCATATGGCTCCAAAAAAGACGCATAACTTTTCAAATCCACAAAATCTATTCCATTCTTTTTTCTGCTAATATAATCCCAGCCAGTTTTTTTATTTAATTCAGACCCAAGCAACCCATCACCTAAAATAATCCTATTATTCATCACTTTCACCAAACACTTCTATACATAATACATTAAAATCGTTCACAAGAATATACCTACCATCTTTAAGTTCTAATTTTGTCATTTGTCCTTGTTTTATATTACTGGTTTTCACGTTCTCAAATGTTCTTTTAACACCATCCCTAAAATGTATTATCTGAGTAACATATTCACCCTTTTGTTTTAACGACGATTCCAAATCTATCATTGCATATACCTTTCATACTATAGTGGATTATATAAATGCCGCTCTGATAACCTCTGCCGAATATGCGAAAAAACCTCCTCTGTATAATGGGGAGACGCGCCAATAAAAAAGACCCTATCTAAAACTTGATTAGCATTCGGATATTTTTTATAATCATCTAAATGACTATACCCAGGATGTAATAAAATATTTCCAGCAAAATAATTTCTTGTCTGAACTTTAATACTCTCAAAATATTTTACCAAATGTGTCTTTGTTAATTTATGATTACACACAATTGGTGTTCCAAACCAAGAAGTTTCTGCGCCTTCCAATTCTTTAGGCACACGAACCCCATAGGAATCATCTTCCTCTAAAATTTGATCTAGTCGATATTTACTATTTCTACGATTCTCATATATCTCATCAAATTTTTTCAATTGAACTAAACCAATTGCTCCCTGCAAATCTAAAGGCTTTAAATTATATCCCATGTTATTAAAAACATACTTATGGTCTACCGGGTCATCATAATGGTCTAACCATTTACCAATTCTCTTTCCACAAGTGCCGTTTGGTAATAAATTAGCCGCCCCCACACAATAACAATCTCTTCCCCATGAGGCTAAACTTCTGGCAACTGTAATAATTTCTTTATTATCAGAAGACACCATTCCACCCTCACCTGTAGAAATATGATGCGCCGGATAAAAAGAACAAGACGATGCAATTGTATACTCGGGCAAAAACTTCCCCCGCCACCTGCTTCCCAAAGAATCACAATTATCCATAATCAATTCTATACCATACTTACTCTTTATCTCAAGCAAACGATCAAAGTCTGGCGGATTCCCCAAAACCGGAGAAATAAATATCGCTCGCGTTCTTTCTGTTATTTTGTCCTCAATCAAATTCAAATCAAAGTTTAATGTTTCAAACTCTATATCAACAAATACAGGAGTAAGTCCATGCTGAACAACTGGGGCAATTGTAGTTGGAAAACCAACGGGAGATAATATAATTTCGTCATCATCTTCCCAACCCAAAACCTTTTTAATCGCACCAATCATCATCAAATTAGCAGAACTTCCACTATTTACCATAGTAGAATATTTTTGATTAAACTTCGTTGAAAACCGACATTCAAATTTATGCACATTTTCTCCAGACGAAACCCACTTACCTGAAGTCAACGCAGTAACCGCAGCATCAATTTCTTGAGTGTCCCAATATGGCCCAGAATAATATATGGGAGTCTCGAAGGGAATAAAGTTTTTAAAATCATTTATATATTTCATATTTACTAATACTCCAGATAATTTTTCTTACAATATTCTAAGGCTTCATCAACACTTTGAATATCATACTGACCTTGATTAATTTTCGAGTCTGCGTGCATATGATAAACCCTTGCCTTCAAATGACCCTCGCCAAACTCATCATGCATATTCACCGCCTTCTCCCTGACATTCTTTCCTCTCACATTATACTCAATCGGAAGTATGTAAAGAGACATATCACTTTGCCAGAGAGCAACTCTAAAAGTGGGCTGTTCATAAGGCCAGACATTAAAATACTTGTAAAACAATTCCCTCCAATTAGAAAAAAAACTATCCACTCTCTCGTTTTTAGAAAAAACCATTACGCCCGGATTAACCTCAGAAAATGCATATGGAATGTCATCATATTCTGGAATGAGCTTGGATACATTTTCTCGCTTGCGTGCCAAGTCATGGCACATTGCAAAATCATATTTCTCCAAGATGCCAAACATTTCACTTATATCATGGTCAACAATCGTATCGGTATCTAAGAAAATTGTTTCATCATATGGAGCAAACTGAATATAATCAACTTTGGCTCTAATGTGTTTCACTTCAATAAGCCTGCACTCATCAACAAATTCAGAATCAACCTCCCTGTCAGAAAAAACGGTAATGTGCATGGTGGGACAATTGACCTTGACCGACTCGGCGGAGAAAAGCATTTCCTTTACAAAATTATCACCAAACCCAATATACAAAACGCCTCTACTCATTTTTATCCCTCCACAAAGAATAAAGCTCCTGATAATATCTATCTGCCCAATATAACGGATCATATTCTAGTTCAACTTTCGACCTAGCATTATCCGAAATAATCTGCCTAGAACTACAACCCTTTAATTTTCTAAATGAATTCAACCAGCCATCTTTTGTATGGGCAACAAATCCACACTCACCATCGCCCATCATATGAAAATGACTAGGGCTAAAATCTGCAACCACCGGGACACCTAATTGAAAAAATGCAAGAGAACGGCCATTGTTGCATTTGTTTTTAAACCTAAAAACATAATCAGTATCGAAAAAGCCGTTCTTGTTATTAACAACATCTGAAAAAGCTGTAGATGTTAAATCATAAATCCCCGGAACTATTCCTATATCACACGACTGAATATCTGACCTAATGGTATCAATACCCCATTTCTTTGCACAGATTTTTTTAATATTAGGCTTACCTATATCCCAGCCAGAAAGATTTGAAGTTTCAGAAATAATTACCAACTCATAGTCCTGCTCTTTTTCAAATTCTTCTAATGCCCATTGCAAATTTGGAGCAAATGACGCCAAGTGCGCGGACCACCCATGAACACAAAGTTTAAGTGTGTCTGAATTTTGATGCACCTTCGTTTCGGAATCTAAAAAAATAGACTCAATATGTGCATTCAAAATAACATTTCTGTGGAATGATAAACTATCAGCTTCTTCCAAAGACCCCGCCATAACAAAATCAAAAGGAATATCTCTGACAGAAGAAGATGGTGTAATTGTCCCAACAAGTTTATTTGGGTATTTTAGATTCACATAATCGACTATAGATTTATGATGATCGAATAAACACTTTCCTAAAATTATAACATCATACGATTCAATCTCATCGTCAGTTAGGTTGTATGATATTGTAGAATCAATACCCATACTTCTAAAATATGAACAATAATCATGAATCCATATTCTATACGACCCAACAGAAATATCATCATGACTCGAATAAAACAAAATATTCATTCAATCCTCCCAAACACGGCAACCTGATGATTGGGTTGGCTGCTAGCTGCATTTCCTACATGGTACACATAATGATCTGGCATTCTTTCGCAGATTTCATCTATATCCAAAGAGCAACCAAACCGCTCATCGTAATCATCAAAAATCCAAATAGGATTATCCGACTGAAATTCTTTAAGTCGCTCTACGTCCTGCAACACCCACCCTCGATCATGCCACCCATCAATATAAAACATGTCAATCTTTTCACCAGAAAACTTAATTGCCTCTGCCATCTCTTCACTTGTTCCAGAAACGAAATCTGTTACGTCCGCATATTCTTTAGCATAGTTTCTGTCCCGAACATCGCGAATATCACAACTCCAAACAAAACCACCAACCTTTTTGGCATAATGAGCAAATGTATAGAATTGCCAACCCTGTGCGGTGCCAACCTCTGCAAAATTCTTCGCGCCAAATTGTTCCGCGATGGATACCAAATAGTACCCCCGCTTAGACAATTGATCTAAACAAGTGAGTAGTGCCTCTTCTGATAAATTGTGATCCATGCCTTTTTGGGTCTGAATCGGTAGATTGATATCATCCCAAATTTTCTGATATTCTTCAGGAACTACCAAGCCATCAATGTCTTCAATCAAATCACTCTTCATTATTATCCACCTTGGCGGTTAAAAGTTCCCAATTCATTCCCGCAAAATTTCTAGGAATATTTCTATTGACGACAACATCAGAATTCTCAAATAATGTAACTATATCATCATCTACAGATTGAATTTCATTCTCTGCATAATCATCAATCTCTTGACTAACTTGCATCTGTAAAAGAAAATACCCACCAATTTTCAAAACCCGCTCAACCTCAGAAATCATTTCACTAGGATATAATGAGTGATCGAATACGTTTGTAAACACGAAATCAAACGAGTTATCATCATAATCTAAATCATGCATATCCCCCAAAACAACATGTGGTTCGCATTCCACCAGATCAATACCAATTGCGTCAAGCCCAAGATTCTTTAGCGCCACAACCTCTTGACCAGTTCTTGCGCCAATGCATAATGCGGACATACCCTCTTCTAAAATATTTTTACAAGTGTTTCCAAAAATATAAGAAAATCCGTTCAGTTTCAAGTCCCACTCTTCGCCCAGCCACTTCTTTCGCCTAACAGGATCTAAGGTCTTTTCTTTTTGATGATCAACATAATCATCATAAGAATCATAATCCTTTAATAACTTCATATCACTTCTCCATAAATTTCAAATATTGATCTGCCACAGAATCAATAGACAAATCCACATCATCATTCCAATTATCCAACTTCTTACTGAAATCCAAAGTAGTTGGTACGTTATAGTTATATGCCGCAAATCCATGTTCATTTGGATCTGTTACCACAACAGCATTTTTTCCTGCAACCTCAGAGGTTCCGCCAGAGGAAGCGCACACAATTCGACACCCCGCTGCTTTGGCATCCACCACAACGTTTGGGCAATGGTCTTGAGAAGCTAGGTGTATAAACCAATCAGCCCGCTTGTACAGGGAAATCAAAGTAAAGACCTCCAGCTCACCCAAAAACATTATTTTTTTTGGATCTGGATTCTCAAAATTCCCAACATCTCCAGCAACACAAAGAATGTCAGTCGGAGAAGAATGCTCTTGGAAATATCGAACATTTTCATTCAATCTTTTATTGTGTCTCAACTCACCACAGCCATTCACCCACGATGAAGCGCAAGCCCACACAGTTGGTACATTATCTAAACCCGTGGCGGTAGGCACACTCTCTATATAATTCAAATCAGCCCCATTGTGAATAACAGTATAGTTGGAATGGTTTCCGAAATTATAACTGATAAAATCACGATCAAATTTGGACTGAAAGATTACTCCATCAGCAACGTCATAAGTTTTTTTAATAGGCTCATTCATCTTCTCATAGTCTGTTTTTGTATCATACCAAATACCATCAAGCCTCTGGAACAAGGGAACCCCCGGAAGCCTAATCGACGCCTGAACAAACGATAGTTGCACATCAGGTGCCGCTCGAAGAACATCATGCCCCTTCTTTAAAAATGCATCTGCCAATTTACAACCAAACCAATGAGGTCCAGCCGTAGAAGTAAAATCCACCCGATCCATAAAAATATTCATAATTCCAGACGATCCTTTTTCTTATGATTATTACGAACTCTCTTTGCCATCTGAATCTGAACTTCTGGATCTACTTTATGAACATTCATAGGATTCTCATCATTATACACACAGAGTATATCAGGAATAAATCGAATGCGTTCGCGAGCCATCTCCAACATCGGGAACATGAGTGCCTGATCATATGCATAACTATAGTAACTGCCATCCTCATCAACAAGATTATCTTCTTCAATTCTCTTCGCGAGCTTGTGCTTGAAGGTGCGAAGATGGCTTGCTCGCCACTGGGGATCTTTTCTAAAATCTCCAGAATCAATGATTTCTTTGGGATACTCGCTCACATGAAAAGACGAATCATGACCACTCGGATACATAACATAACTTCCATAGGTCAACCAGCAATCTTCTTCCATATAAATCTGATCCAATTTGGACAAGACGCCATTACCCTCTAACCAGTCATCTCCATCCAAAGTAATATATACATCTTCGTCATCTGCATCAGAAGAAAGAATCATGCAGTATAGGTTATACAATGCAAACATTCTTTTCTGATTCTCACGGAGATGAAAATAGTCTTCTAGCTTATTTTCATAAATGAAATCATCAACAACATCTACAGTGTTGTCTGTAGAGAAATCATCAGTAATGATACACTCAAAGTTATCATAATCCTGATTCATCACACTAATCAATGCATTTTTGATATATGACTCTGCATTATATACAGGAATCAGAATTTTGAAATGTGTACTCATTACTCAATCTCGTTCATGGCAGCATACTGACACTTTAATTCATGCGTCCAAATCTGTGGCATCGTAACATAAGGAAGATGTTGTCGAGTAACTCCTTCCAATATCTTGTACGCTTCCTTATTGTTCTCTGCATAAACAAGACCATTCTTATCAAAAGGCCAACCACGCTCTTCATCAAAGTCATCATTTCCGCGAGTAATACTGTCCTGAGTACAATCATAAACGTAAATATCATTACAATCCGTACTTACAAATCTAATTTCTTTGTTGATGTGTGCAATGATTGCCTTCAACATAAAGAAATAATCATCTACTCTATTCGGACCTTCCAGTGCGCGAATGTCTGCCTTAACTGCCTTCGTAGACATGCAAAGAGTGACTTCGCCGCCGGGAATTTGTTCGCCATTCCAAAAAATATAAGGATACACTGGAAGCCTATTATCAACAAACGACCAGATCCAACGCTTGGGTTGGTATGGATAAACCTTTCTTGGATCGTCCCGATGTGGAGGAAGCGGACGCAAAGAATCTACATGATGTGCCATTCCACTAAGATAATCAAAATCTGACTTCTGCTCAAGCTCGTTTAAAATATCAAATGCCATTGGGTAGTAATAATCATCACCATCAATGATACACATATGAGTCCAACCTTTATCTTCATAGTTCTCAAGATAATGATCAAGACAAGAGTTTGTACCCTTTCCAGTAAATCCATCACTTTCCGTTTTGATCAAAGTATATTCTTTAGGAACATTCTTCTTGAGCGACTCAAAATGCTCGGGCTTGGTTGAATTGTAATTTACAATTACATCATATTCCAACTCGGTTGGCTGATTATCAATCGACCAAAAACACCTCTCCAGTTGATCTGCTGTGTGATTGTGATATGTTAATACATACACTGCAAGTTTACCAATCATATTTCAGTTCCTTTTTATAACCACCAATCCAATTTTCAATCCTCGCGATTAAGCAATCCTCTTAACAAAGAGTTCCACTTAAACTTGCACATATCCATGCTGTAGAAGTAATTATAGTACGAGGTCTGCATCTCCAAAATACTCTGATTGGTATCATTCCAAAAATTATTCAAAGCACCACAAAGATAATGATAATGAACCGCGGCATGTTGTGCTGGGTTTGGGTGGTAATCATACATCGTGGCAAACCGAGCACAAGTTTCAGGAAGGGCTCCCCAATTAGGAACAACTGCCATGCACCCCGCAGCCATTGCTTCAATCGCAACAAGACAAGATGTTTCTAGATAGTTACTTGGGTATGCAAGAATGTGCGTCTCTGTCAATGCCTTACGAATCACATCATTAGAAACCGTTCCGTGATAGTTAACCGTCTTCAAATCACCAAGCCTCTCATACAACTCCTTGAACTCAGGAAGCTCGTCTTGCTGATCCCGTCCATATAGCTTGAAGCTAGAATATACATCAACTTCAAAATCATTACGCGCATTTTCCATTACACGAATCACGGACTCAAGAATATTTAAACCACGATGTGGAGTTGAAAAATAAACAATCTTCTTCTTCTGATCCTTGGGCTTTTCGTGAACGGGAATAGGCTCAATACAATTTGGGATAACAATAGAATTCTCTAAAGGAACTCCCAGCTTTTGATGAAACTCCCAAAGTGCCCAATTGCTCGGGAAGACAAACTTTTCAAACATCTGTCGATTATCTTCATACTTTAAGTGATCGGATTCTGGATCTTCTGCAAGGTCATGAAGCCACAGAATCTTCTTACGAGAATCTTTTATATGTTCTTCACGAACACGTTGTGGAATAATGACAAACTCATCCTTTAGATCATCATCAATACAATCCACAACACGATTGTAGATTAATTCAGTTCCCCCCATTGGCTTGGATTCTTCTTGATCTATACGAAACTCAAAACTATCTTCTGACATGATATTTTTCCTCCCTCATCAATAATTCATCATGCACACAATATATATAAACCAAAAAATAGGCTAAAAATAAAAAAGGGGGGACAGGGCGATGAGTCTCTCTGGACTTACTTAATCGCCCTGCCCCCCCAATCAATCCAGCCTTCTATAGAAGACTGAATCTATGTAAGACTACGAAAGTCGAACAATACCATACCGGATGGCACCGTTCTTCGCGACATCCTTGGTAACTTCCCAATTACCATATGCCTCGACGGTCCTCCGAATGGTTGACATCGTGGCACTGAAGTTCTGCACGCCGAAGCGGGCATGAGCCTGTGCCGCAGTAAGGGTACGACCCTCTGCAAGATAGTCAACGATCTTTCGTGTCTTAGAATTTGTTGCAAATGCCATATTTTCATTCCTCATATTGTCGGCTTCAAAAAAAGGCAACATGGGTTCGCCGACCCAACTCATGCGCCTGTTCAAAAAACTTATCGACGTTCGATATTATCAGAGGGTATCTTACGATAACCATCACCAGTACGGACAGCCCAAAACCAAGACTTCTTTCCACGAACAATCCGAAGAACCCTGATCAACTTATTATCAGTTCCCTTCTCATACCAAAAGCGATGAACACACTCACCGCTCCGCCTTGTCTTTACTCCGCTCATACAGCTCCCCTCCAAATTCCTATAATTTTATCACATCTGACCCGTTTGTCAAGGCCCAAAATGCATTTTTTTTGTTAATTAAATAACCCGTACTTTAAAATATAATAAGCATCTATAATGTCATTCAACGGGCTGATAACACCAGATGATCTCGGTGTCAAAAGTTCCTTTAAATTTGCATTTGGATTTTCTTCATTAAATTTATTAAACATATCTTCTTTAGATGCATTGCCTTTTCCGGTTGCATATTTCTTGACGGTCGTGGGAGGAATGACTTCGTAATGAATTAATTCTTCCCATAAATTGTATTTCAATATAGCAGTATTTTCGGCTATATTGAAAACTCGCCCTGTGGACCCGAACGAGTAGCCCTCCAAATAAACCTGATCTACAGAATTGGAATCGAGTATGTTCAGTGTCCATGAACTGATATCATCATAACGATCCATTTCGCACGCCCAGGGACCGTGATTACTGCCCTCCAGATTACCTTCCTTGAATGCCTCAAATCGCATTAAATTAGAACGGAAATACAAATTTACGGTTTCATAGCAAAAAGCGTCTCTTTTTGTGTCATAAACACAAATTGCTGGACACGATAGCGAATAATCAATTCCAGCTAAAACTGGCATTATTCTTCTACCCGATCATAATCTACGTTATATGTACCGCAAAACGGGCAATATCGTGCCTCTTCTACGAACCCATGAACATCTGTGTAAATCGCATAAATAACATCACACTCGACACATTCTAAATCGAGAACAACCGTATTATTTTCATATTCCGTTTCTATTGACATTAAACTATTTCACAACTCCCACCTGTACATGCCATTGTTTGAGAGCCAATCGTCTGATCTGAAGTTTCATATTCTCCCATCTCCTCCCAATCCAATTCCTTTGGCATGGCTTTAGTTAACTCTGTATATGTTTTCTTATCAATTTCTATAAATGGTGCTTGTTTATATATATGGTCCGTATGTGGGAGGAAAGAAACACCAGTCAAATCATCAAAATTCTCATATACCCACGCGCCCACTTCAACCCACTCATGCTCCTTCACCGTGACGGTACACGATGGGTTATGTTCGCACCAATGCTGCTTATATGCCAGCCATCGCTCAAGCTGTTCAACTGCCGAAAGATCTGTCGTGAACACGGCACCCTTTGGTGCCTTGACAGGAAACGAAAAAACATAATTATGATCCGGCGCAATAATATCATCCTCTACAGGAACACCACGATCAATCATAAAGCGACTGGCTGGATCTTTCTTGTCTGCTCGAACGGTACGAATATATTGTGGAGAAAACCGAGAATGGATGCCGCTCGCAGAGTCAACCAGAACCGATACCGTCCCTGAGGGTTTTACTGTCGTAATTGCTACCGATTGCGGAATGCCCAGAACACCAGCCCAATGCTTATTGGTGTCAATGGCAACTGCCTTTAAAATCCTCAAAACCTCCTTCAAGTCTCCACTTTTTCCGTTGGTGATCTTATTGTCCATAATTCCCGTTAAACTGACACCAAGCAGCCTCTCCTCCTCTGCGTTCTTCTTCCAATCGGCACGAAGATAACGAAACTTGGTAAGCGTGGCTTGTAATGTCCCAATAATGGTGGCAACCTCAACCTTCCTCTCAAGGTCTGCCATCGTGTCATCCTCTCGAATCACCACCTCCGAAAGATTACAGAATCCATTTGGGCGAAGAATAATCTCGGAGTTATGAACAAGAACGTTGTCAGCAAAAAAATTTTGGTGTGCTGTCTGAAGATCATAGGTGTCTTCATTTGAAACTACCTTAATTGATCTAACTCGTCCCTTGACGATATTCTTTTTGATTTCCATTCTTTTAGTTCCTTTTGATATCCTATTTTCGTATATAGGTCCATATTAGTTATAATTGAACAATTTACTCCGCAATATTCTAACTTAAATAAATCAAACTTATACTCGCGGTTTCCTTTATTGAAATATCTCGACTTTACCTCAACAATAGTTTTTAACTCCCCCGAGTCGTCGTATATAAAAAAATCTGGTCTATAATTTTCACCATTAGATAATGGAAACGAGGTTTTCTCAATTTCCCACCGCACTCCCAATTGGTCCAACCACTTCGCATATATGTATTCGTATGTCGAGCGAAGCCACACATATTCACCGTCCCACGCCCTACTATAATATCCCTGAATAGACTTACCGTTCTTGGCTGTCATCTCAGGCATTTTTCTGGGCCAATCAAACCACGGAGATTTCTCTCCCAAAACATTTTCTCGCCTTTTCGCTCTTAATGCGTCAGTTACTACGCTGGTCCCTCTTCTTGTTTCAAACCCAATATAATTTATACACAATCTCCGAACAACAGAATATGATAAATCAAGGTTTTTTGCCAATGTTTTAAATCCGTGTCCCTCATCATATACACGTTTTATCTTTTCAGTTAACGGACAAGGATTCGCATTTAACCAACATTGTCTTTCAGACACAGAATACTGATTCCGAGAAGGATTTTTAGTATTCAATTCATTATACCAGGATTTAAGTGTTTTCTTTTCAGACTCACTAAACAACACAACAGCCTCCAAGATTTGCCATCAATCCATATACTATTTATAACACCTGTTATTTACACACTCACAACAAGGATATCCTCCTCAGAAAGCTCATCTGCCCTAACATATCCTCGATTTTCAGTAAATACCAAATGATCAGGCGTCAGTTTAAGCGTATGTACATTAGATTCGTCGTCAACAACCTCAAGCTCAATCAGTTCTGCGTCTGGTCGCGTTAGATTGGCTGCTTCTACCGGACCATAAACAACACTATCCAACTTGTGGTCATACATTTGAACAAGAACAGGCTCTCCGTTTTCCACTTTCTCACAAACGGTTCTAATTGACTCTACTCCATTTAATGTGTGGATCTGCGTGTCTCCAGACAAACAACATGGATTTACCCCGAAATCATAATCGGGATCTCTGCGACCATTCTCTGCTACCTTTTTCTTCAAGCCTTCGCGATTAATAATTCCACGCTCGCCGCTCTTTGAGTTGTATAATGACAACCACTCTGACATAAAGATTCCAACATCAGGCTTTTCATTATAGACAGCAGAATTATTTGAAAACGACCGATGCTGTTCTGTAGTATACCACTGACCTGTCTTGGCATGTCGCATTCGTTCATCCGTCAAATCAGAAAGAGAAATCAACGCTGCCCGACGAACACCACCAACCACAACACACGATGCCACATAACACATCAGATCATGACATTCCAATGAATTCAGCCTTCTACCCGACGCTCCCCGAAATGTATTGATAAAGGCATCAAAAGTATCTACAAGAGGATCTGGACCCGAAGCACGGCCACCAAATACCTTTAGGGTTGAACCGGCAGGACGTATATTGGAAACATCAATATTCGGAACCTGACCCGCATAGAGCATTGCCACTAATTCCTTGAGTGCCTTTGCCCAGCCGAGCTTGCTATCGGCAACAACAACGGTGGTGTCAGTCTGATGGAACTCCTCGGCAACCAGCGGGAGCTTATTAATATGATGAGTTTCCACAGAAAACCCAACACCAGTCCCATTCATTAAAATATATAATGCCTCATCAAATGCCCGCGGAGAATCCACTGCGACAAACGAACAGTTATATCCTGCAATGTTCTCACGAGCCAGGGCAGGACCAGCCGTCATCAAGGCACGCATGGATGGCATGACTTCCATATTAAAAATGGAATCACGAAGACTGTTCTTAATATCCTTGATCGATCCCTTGGTGTTCTCTTCAATATGTTCTTCAAAAAAATCTACATAACGGTCTACTGTCTCATCCCAAGTTTCTCGTCTTCCCTTTGAAGGAACCCAACGAGCATAACGGGACGAATGAATGTATTGCTGTAAAACTGTCATTTGAGGGGTTGTCATGCTTTGTCTCCTATCTGAGATTTTTTTCTTACCTCGATGTAAACTACCCAATCAAATATTTCCAAGAAACGGGAAATATAGGACGAATGATCTTATCCCATTCTTCAGCTAAAGACCGAATCTCCTCTTGGGCTGTTTCTTCTACTCTAAGTTTATAAGCTCTAGCCCAAGCTGCCAACGACCCTGTTACATAGTATTCAGTCATCATTCCTTGAGGAAGAACCATTCTCGCTTGTTCGGCACAAACTCCAGCATCAAGCAATTCATTATATAGTTTCGCCGACTTATTATAATGCTGTTCGACCGCAAGTGATGGAGTTCTCTCGTTTATCAACAACCACTCCACAATTTCTGTTTTAGAAGAACCTTGCTTTTTATTTTCTGGATTTGCTCTCCACTCATCTGGCATAAAAAACTCAGGATCATGACTCACATATCTACGAGACACCTCATTGTAACAAAAACCCACGGTGTGTTTAAAACGTTGACGAGCTACAAAAATAGGAACCTTCTCTCGTATTGTAATAGAGCAATGCCCAAACGGGGTCCAATGATTATGTTCTGCGAGAAACTTAATCAGTCTTTCATCACCCATTGAGAATTGCTCAACATGTTTATTAAAACTCACTCTGGCTGCGTTAACTACTGTCAAATCACTTCCCATATAATCCACTAACTTAACTTCACTCGATGTCAATTGTTTCATTATATACTCACCCTCTTCCATGAATTAAATGCTGCCATTGCCTTCAAGCCAGAATATGTGTTTTTATTTATCACATCTTCAATTTTGCTCGCGGGGATGCCCGAAAGCACCATATCGTTGATGTCTTTTTCCTTTATATTCTGGGGCCATACACAGACGTTATAACCCTCATCTATGAGAGATTTCATCCTCTTAATTATTTCATTATTTCTTGGCTCATTGTCAAAAACAATAATACACTTATCTTTACGAATCTCCGATGCCAACTTCTTGAAGTCGGCACCACCCACAGCAATCGCATTGGGCAGGAACAACGAATCAATCGGACCCTCCACCACATACACAGGGTTTCTGGAGTTCTTTTTGATACGATCCATCCCAAAGATCATCGGGGCATCCTTGTCCAAACGGAACGCAAGATACCGCAGGGTAGATGCTGCATTGATTGCTCGCGCAGCAATGCCCACCAAAGACCCTCTGCGATCAAAGAACGGAAGAATAAGTCTCGGTTGATTCCCGACAATTCTCCCTTTGTATATCGGGTCTATCCATTCCAATTTCTTATCATCATCTATATAATATAGACGATCTAATGAAGAATCGGGAATGCGACGGGCATTGATAAATTGATGGATGGCATGGTTCTTTGGGATACGATCAACTCGCTCTGCACCAAGCTTTTCCAAATAGGAAGCATCAATTTTGGGTGTCTTCTTTGCCCTTTTTGTCTTCTTGGGTTGGAACCTTTTGTCCTTCTTGCCAAACCCCTCAAGAATATATTTCTTATACAAAATCGGATCTACGCGCTTAATCAGATTGCCAAGAGATATGGCATCTCCGCAATTGTGACACTTGTAGATAAAAGAATTTCCGTCTGGGCTTGGATACAAATACCCTCTTGCCTTGTAGCGATTCCTTTCCGAATCTCCACAGATGGGGCACCTGAAATTATAAAGTTTATTATTCTTCTTTTTAAATTGTTCTAATTGAGATGAGAGTATCCCAACGTATTTCACGTCCACATAATTCATAATATTTTCTCACTTGTAAATAACTAATTAGATGATATTTGTAACTTCTCTCGAACCTGAGCGCGAAATTCTCTTTGCTCTAATATGGCATTATTGACCGATGTTTTAAGATCATCGATATCAGAACCAATCTTTTCAATATCATGATCAATATCATCCTCAAGTTCCTCAACCTCCCACATCACAGTCTGAACAGACGCAACCGATGCGCGTGTAGAGGCAAAAGCCCAAGCACCAGCAATTGCCGCAATTGTCACTCCGATCAAGATCTGTTTAAAAATTTCATTCACCTCAAAAACTCCTTGCGCTACTTGTCGTTATCTAAAAACGCATCCAATGCCTCGCAGTGCCTTAGGTTTTCTCCCAGTTGCCATTCCAATGAAGTCATGTCAATTTCGCCTTCCGATTGAAGCTCCAAAAGAGCCACCAGTTCATTAATTGCTTCTTCTGACCACACAGGACACGCAGGTGGATTTGTCGTATTTACACAATCAGGGGCACAACTAATCAGTAGACTCACGATCAGTACGATTACGCAGACCATCAAGGAGTTTCTTTCCCACCTTAATGGGTTTTTCCAAGACCTTATCTGCCCTCGATTTCCTCTTTGCGGCATCTTCATATATAGCATTCTTTATCTCTGCCTCTCCACGCTTTCTGGACTCTTCTCTCTGCATCCATTTATTAACAACATCATTAATAATATTACTCAAAAAATCAGCAGCAAATTTAATCGCGCCGCCAATCATCACCCTTTACCTCTTCTTAAATACATCATAGTACCATACTTTGAGTCCTTAATTATAATACCTTTCTTTGGATTTTTCAACCCAAATTCACGAATTTCTTGCCCACAATCATCCGAGCCCACATGCTTTACATAACGATCATATCTGGGCTTCTCGCCTTTACACTTCATAAACACATCTGAAGAAACCTCATAGACATTTGAACCAGCAAAAA